TAAAACTAATACTAAAGTAAGTAAATTAGAAGCGTCTATGGATAAGGTAGATGCAGTAGTTAAAGATGCTGCTAAAAATTTAGAAGTAAAAAGTATTATAAAGCTAGATGCTATGCAAAGTGATAGCAAGATAAACTTGGCTGTTTATAACAACCAGGCGTTTTATAAGAGTAAAGATATATATCTTAATCAAGTTGTAATGTTTGATAACAGAGACATCTATAACAATGTAACTTTGGTTAATTACATTAGTAGTGATCCAATAAACATTAAAGAAAATATCTTACACAACATCAATAAAAGAAAAGAAGAACTATTAATAGAAATAGAGGTACTTAAAAATGGATAGTATTAAAAAGAACTTAACTAACATAGTTGTCATCATTGGTTTAATTGGTTCCATTGGAGCTGGTTTTACAAAGTATGGAGAACTGACTACTAGATTATCTGAAATAGAAGGTAGATCTTCTACTGACTATTCTGCACAGATTGCAGTATTAGAAGAAAAGGTTGCAAAATTATCAGATGAAGTAGATGGATCAACTAATCATGGCCATACTAAAATATTGATAAACGAGAAACAAATTGAATTATTAAAGGTTAAAATAGACGAGATTAAAGCGTCTGCTTCTAACCCGCTTGGCGGATAATCTGGTCTGGGTGGCTGGATTTGAACCAGCGATCCCTAGCTCCCAAAGCTAGTGCGTTACCAGGCTACGCTACACCCAGACTTATATTTTTTCGAGACTTGTATCAGAGAGTAATCAGAGAGTAAATGATGTATCAACGTGATAACAGCTAGGAAATACAACCCTTATTTATTAACCTTTTTGGTAAATAAAATTTGTCTAATCGTGGTTGTAAATGTTATATAACAACAATAATTAACAAAATGATTGGTAGGTTCAAATATTACCAATAGCTATTGGCACACAACAATTCTAAACCATCAGAGAGTAAACGAGGGAGTAAACCAAAGAGGTTTGCTATTTTTTTTGTATTTTTTGAGGGGTAAAAGTAACGAGGGAGTTGCTAGCTCCCTCTAGTTTTTAATTACAGTTTATTTAAATTGTAGCTATATGTTTTTATACTATCGCTACCAATTTCATTTGTTTCAATTGTAACAATATCTTTATCAGCTACTGGATCTTTAAAAGTATTCTCGCCAGCTAGCTCTCGGTTTAATTTAGGCATTAGAGGCGCATAGCGAGCTTGTAGCTTGCGTTCTTCCACAATGTTAGCTTCTATCTCACGAAACTTTTTAGCCACCATATCTTGCTTAAATAGGGGTATCTGTTGCAGCACCATTTCTGGATCTCCATTGTATAATAAATTTATATCCCAGCCTTCTTGTTTAGCTAAAATAAATAACTTATCAGAACCAATACCATTCAAGGCTTTTTCATATTTCTGTATCTGCTGAAACGAAACCTTTAATGCTTTGGATATTTTTGTTTGAGTTTTACCGCTTATGGTTCTTAAAACGAACATCATTTTTGCTATTCGTTCCTTCTCTTGTAGTGCTGGCATCTATCATCCTTGCGTTATTTGATTAATAGCAGCTTTTCTTTGTTTCTCATTCAAATTCAAATCTCTGATGTAGTTAGCTTGTCTAATATCTTTAGAGTTACCAAATCTATTATCCATTTGCTTATCAGTTAAAATTTTAAGTTCTTCCATTCTAGATATGCTCCACTTTCTAAAAGGAGACATTCCGTTTGGCCAATGGATCCCTAATCTTTTAGCAGAAACTTTAACTCTTTTTCTAGCTCCGTGAATAGGTACATTAAACACTCTTTTAAATGTTCTTTTTTCCATTTTATTTATATCTGGATTATTAAAAGTTACGTTTCTATGTGTAACTGGAAACATTTGCGCCTTCATCCATATACCAAACAGCTCTAAACATTGGTCTGATACTTCTACAAATCTTCTTTGGGTCTTTACCTGGTAGGGTCTAAAGTTATTTTCTTCATTGATTGAGTGATCTAAAAACACACCACCAGCATTAAAATCTACATTCTCATAACAGATCCCAAGCAGCTCACTTAATCTGGCTCCAGTTTCAGCAGCACATTTGTACAAAGTTTTTAACTGTATATCTGGTTCCTTATTTACAACGGCTAACAGCTCTGGAGTAGTAGGCATCCACTTGATTTGAGTATTGTAATCTTTAAAATATTTTGGCCCGAATTTAAAATTAGCAATGGTGTAGTCAATCTTCCATTGTCTGCTGGCACAAAAATTTACGAATTTTTTAAATTCTAATACCGCAGCTCTAATAGTTACTCTACCAATGGTTTCAGTTTTTTTCTTATAACTACCGAACCCACCTTTTTTAACCCATTGTAGAGCTTTACTATTTTTAATACCGAGTAAAGTTACTTCTCTAAAATCTGATAGTAAGTAGTCTGCTAGATATTGTTTATTGATATGGGGTCTAACATGATTGTTAATGTATGCAATCTGCATATCTTTATATTTAGATGTCGTGTCTGGATCGCTATTGATAACTTTAAAGTATTCATCAAAAGCAAAATTAAATTCTATTTTTTGATCGATGACATCTATCTTATCTGAATTTTCTAGTTTAGATCTTAACGCTTCAGCTTTTCTTTTTTCATTCAAACCAAAAGTTTCTTTGTTTTGTTTTTTAGTTTTGCCGTTTACCTGGTAAACAACTTGAACGCATAATTTTTTACCTCCAGCTCTGTCAACAGTAACAACTTGAACTTTCATATTATTTAACCTCGCTTTCCTTCCATGTGTTTCCATTAGCAATACATTTACCTAAACCAGTAAGAGCATAAGTTTTACCTTCTTCTGGTTTATCATAAGTAGTTTCTTTAATTTTTTTTAAGCCATCGCCAGTATATTCATACTCTGTAATTTTAACTACTGGATCTGGTTTATTATTGTAAACAACTTGAATTGGTTTTTTTGCCATTAAGCAGCCTCCTTTACTGTTTCATAATGTTGATGATTACAAGCAGTACAAACAGTAGTGACTTGTAAATTACTATCAAAAACTTCTCCATCAAAATGATGCTGCTTTAATTTCTTTAAATTTTTAAAGAAACCAACAAGAGCATTTTTATTATTTTTGATTTTGAATTTAGTAGTTTTTAAATTTATAAAATTTAATGCAGTAGTAAATCTGTAGTTGTGATTACCAACAACAAAAAATTTATTGATAAAAGCATTTAACCATTTACCTTTATCAGTTTTAGTACCTATCTTTGGAACTTTATATTTAAACGCAACTGGTTTTTTCCAAGTGCTTGAATGTAAGTTCCAATTATTAACTAAAGTGTAATTAACAACTGTCATCTATGCAGCCTCCTTATATTTTGGTTGATATTTTTTAGCATGAAGTGTTGCGCCTAACTTTCCAGCGCAAGCAAAACCTTCAGCGTTAAACAGATCGTCAAATTCAAAACCGCTGTCATCCATTTTGCCAGATCTAATTCCCCAAGGGTACAAGACACCAGGAACTTTTAATCTGTAACATAAAAAATTTGGATATTTTGAATTGTGATAATAAGTAGTTGTGGTATCTTTAAGTTTTACCCAACCAAACTTATCTTTTTTAAATGCCATTTAAGCAGCCTCCTTTTTTGGTTTATCCCACACAAGTAAAACTTTGCCGATAACTTTGGATGACTTGTTTTTTTGTGGAAGGATTTTTTTTGTAAAATATTTTTCTAATGCAGAGTAGGTAGTGAACTTTTTTTTGTGAAAGTTTTTAACCATATAAAATATATAGTTGCCAATTTGGTATATGTCAATAGTCTAAGTTGCCAAACTGGTATTTTTATTTAGGCGTAGGGAAGGTGTCTGAATTTAATCAGTTTATAGTAATTCTAAAGTAAAATATTTATGCTTCTATTTTACTAAGTTGATCTTGCAGACTAATAACAGCAATCAATTTTGAGTGAGCTGTTTTACTTATAGCCGCAATCCCTGGAGGATACATTCCCCCGTTCTTAACTTTTAGTCTCGTGATCTTTGCGTTCAGAGACTTTCTTTCCTTCTCGATCTGAGTTATCTTTTGGCTCAGATGTTGGTAATGGTTTATCGCCATCGTTTACCTCTTTTATTCTAGCGAACTCAAAGCTAACAGTTTTACCATCAACTTCAAAAGAAGCTGCATCGCTAGGTACCATTTGGTTTGCAGCATCAGCAACAGAAGTAAAAATTTCACTAGCAGTAAAGCTAGCACTTCCGTTCCAGAATTTTTCAATCCGTTTACTCATCGGGGTAATCTCTTTCTAAAATTATTTTGCAGTAATGTATGATTTTTTTAATATCTTCAGCTTTATTTTTTTTTTGATGTCTGCACGCTAATTTTACAATATTTCCTTCAGCAAACAAGAGTTTATTTTCACAGATAAAATAGGCTGGGGATACTTTTAAATTTTTATAATGAGATCCGCCAACTTGTTCTGACAAGCATTCGTAATTAAATTCTTTAAATATATCTGGGTGCGTCATTGCTTTATTATCTGAATGCTTCTTGCTTTGCCTGGTAATCTTTTTATCCATTTTCTATCTTCTAACTGGTTTACTCTTTTATTAATCGAATTTTTTGATTTTAAACCTACCGCCACCTTCATTTCATCGTAAGATGGCGATATGTTTTTCTTTGCAATATAGTTTTTAATAAACTTAAAAAGTTTAAGTTGCTTTGCAGTTAAACCATATTGATCCATTTTGTATTACCAGGGAGCTTCTTCAAGAACTGGAGCTGCTGGTTGCGCTGGTGCGCCATTACCAGTACCCGTTTTCTTGATAGTAATCTTTAAAGATTTATCTTCCTGGATATAAGCAGACGCTTCCATCCAAACACCATCAATAGTAAAATTTTTTCTATAAGGTTTGTGGGTTTTAGCATTTACTTTATCGCTATCTGTTAAGACTAGATCTGGTCTATTGCTAGTAGATGGATCTTGCGGATTTTTATCTGCGTTACGTTTCAAACTAAATGTAGCCACCCAGTTTGGATCTTGTGGTTTCTTAAAATCAGCCATATATATTTATCCTTTCCTAAATTGCTGGTTTCTATCTACAAAGGCTTTTTTTAATTTTTCAAACCTAGGTAAATCTTGTTTTTTTAGCTCTGTTAAAAATTTTTTATTTTGACTTTTTAACTGCTCTAAATTTGCTTGGTGGGTACACAGTCTTATTCTCTCAAAAATTATTTTATCGTGATCTAAATTAATACCCGTGTTCTGATTGTTGTTTAGTTTTTCATTTGGCATTTCTTGATCGGAATAGACGTTGCCGTGAATACCTAATGCTTTAAGTATAACACGATCCACAGCTCGTTTTTCTGCAACCGCTACTGGGTAATCAAAGTCATTGTTTTGTGGAGACACCTCGCCAAACGAATGATATTTTTTTGTTTTATTTAAAGCTGTTGCTTTTACAACTGCACAACCTTTATCTAAATTACAATCAACTAATTCTATATTAGTTTCTATATTGTAATGCTGGGCCAATCCTTCTACTTCTAAATGTTTTATAATAAACTTGCCGTTTGGTTTACCAAACTTATCTTTCATTTCTATCATGCCGCCAGTTTGACGTAATCTATTCATGTAACTTTCTAATGATATTAAATTTATGACGTTACCCATTTTTATTCTCTTTCGCATAGCCAGAGTTTGAATGAAGGTAAAAGAATACTGCTGTATTAAAACCTTTGTCGTGCATCGCTACACGATCACTCTGGCTATATTTAACAAAGCTAACTGCCAAGAGAGCTACGGCTATAATTATAACAAGGAGCAAACCTTTATAATTATTTTTTTTCTTTGCTAAATATCGGTTCAGCAACCATGGCTGTAAATTCATAACTAATGGATCTGGTTTAATTTCTTTCATGCTAACCCCCATAGTTTCATTGCAATATCTCTGTGTTCTCCCATACCTTTCCAAAAAAAGTGGTTAAAGTCTGGAGCTATATCTTGATGCCAAGTAGTTTTACCAGCGTGATTTTCCATTACTCTTTCTCTACGCCTGGCTACCATCGTTAATCTATTAAGATGTTTTTTTAAATTTTCTGGTTTTAAATCATCGCAATTTTCTGGTGTAAAAACATTGTATTGATCTTCATTCATTACAAACAAATGAGGTTTCTTTTTTTCTTCACACGCAAAATAATAAAAAGCAACTTGTGATAAATGCTCATTAAATCCTAAATAACCTTCATCTAGTTTAGGTAATGAATAGTTTGATGTACCATCTTTTCTGGGTCTATTTTTTTTACGCCATTTAGTTTTAAGTTCTACAAAATTATTCTCATCTTCCAGATCTATTCTACCTATTGTTGGAAGTATGCAGCCATCTAAAGTTAAAGCCACAGATCTTTCACATTCAATAGGGGAGGTTAAATTAATTTCTCGTAATCCAGTTTTTAATGTTTGGAATGCTTTAGCTAAACCTAATCTATTCACATCGTGTTGAGCTTTGTCTGCTTCATCTGCGGGTTCGTATAAATTAAATTTATCTAAAATTTTATCAAATACTTTTCTTTGCGGTGGGATCTCTTTTTTAATTAATCCTTTACCTACTTCATGCTGCCATAAAAAATTTCCAAATACTAATTGAGCTAGATCTCCAAGACAAACACCAGAAAACATTTTAGAATTTATTGGTAAAGCTCTACGTTGTTCTTGGGTTAAATATAAATATTTATAACTCCACATATCATCTGCTGCGTTAAGCTGCGATGGCGACCAATGATTAAGTTTATAAAGTTCTACCCATTGTGGCAGATCTTTAATATTTTCTAAAAAATCGTCTTTTAACTCTGGTTCCATAATACAAATTAAATACTTTATTAGAACGATTGGTAAACAGAATTATCCTTATTGGCAAATTAAATTACCATTTAGGTAAAATCAGAGGTTGTGTATGTTGTGGATAATTATTTGAAAGGATTTATTTTATTAGAAGGTATTTTGTTTGGTGTGTATTTATTATAGCTTTCAAAAAAAGTCATTTTTCTTGGTGCTGCAATTTTAATATCTCTTGGATCTACATTAGTTGAAATTTTAGACATTGGTTTTTTAGTTTCTGGATGTAATAAATTTAATCTAAATGTTGTTTGTGATTTATCTATTTCAATTAAAGCAACTAAAACTCTACAACCATGTTTTTTAGCTTTTTCAGTTGGCTCAATATAACAAGTGCTATTAATAGCATCTTCACTAAAACCATCATAATCATAGCTTGAAACTCCAGATCTCTCAAATAAATGTATTTCGTTATGAGCTTCTCTACCAGGTGCATAAAATTGAACAGCTTTGGTTTGTGGTGTGTAAAAACCACCAGGTATAATAATATTTCTGTAATTTTTTTTATGTAATTTTTTAACTATATAATCTTCAGCATAAGAGTGAAGCTCAATAGTATCTAGTTTTTTTGTTGGAAATAATATCTCTGTTGGATCACATTGAATAATTTTAGAAATTTCTATAGCTTGTTCTGGACTAACTTTTCTGCTGGTGTTTAACCATCTATGAACTGTAACGGGAGAAACTTTTAATTTGTGAGCAAGCTCTGAAGCTGCCATACCCACTTCATCCATTTTCTTTTTTAAAAACATATCAGCGTTATTAGCGTTTACTTTTCCAATATCAACTATTTTTACCATAACGGCAATGAAACACAACTGTACTATTATGTCAATTTAATTTACCAATTATTTAAAAGTAATTACAACTCTGGTTATCTGTTAACAACTTTGGTTAATTATACTTGCCAATAAGGTATCGTTTCCTTTAAGACAATGTATGCAATTAGAACAATTTAGAGTGAGTAAAGGCTTATCATACAAAAAACTAGCTGATTTTATTGGTGTTTCTGGGGTTTCTCCAGCAGCTACTACTTTAAGATGGTGCAAGGGTCAACGGGTTCCAAGATCAAATTGGATGAAAATTATTAAAGAAAAAACCAAAGGCAAAGTAATGCCGTCTAGTTTTTATGAATAAAAAGAAACAGAAATTACATGGCAATATAAATGATTATCCGTTGGTTGAAGTTAAGTGGCTTGATTGTCTTGCTGATAACAGCTGGATGTCAATCGACAAAGCAACCAAACTTGAACCCGCTATCGCTTATTCGGTGGGTTATAAACTCCTCCAAACAAAATCAAAAATTACAATCTTTGCCGATTACACAATCGATCCCGAAGATCAATCAATTACAGTAGGCAACACAAACACTATACCAGCTGCCTGGGTGCAAGATGTAACGGAGATAATTTTTAAATGAAATATTTAATTATAATAATTGTTGTAGCTGTCATTGTATTTCCAAAACAAACTGAAAATCAAACAATAGATCTAGTTAAATATGAATGGGATAAATTTTGCGCTGCGTACATGATTTACGTTAAGCGTTATCCATTAGCATTAGATCCTGGGGAGTGTGTGTAATGGCTGAAGATAAAACATACGAAAATGAAGTTAGAATTAATAGTTATCCACGAGATAATAAAAAGGTTAACGATAAAATTTATAGTTTAAAAGCAGACATTGATCGTATCCAAGAAGAATACGATAATTTTAAAATAGTTAGTGCTGGACATCAAAAGATAAATGGCGAGCTGCGGGTTGAGATAAAAGAATTAAAAGCAAGAATAAAACAGCTAGAAGATCCGTTAAATGGTTTAAGAAAAGATGGAGATATTTAGTGGCTAGGGGAAATTTCAAAAATAACTATTTTAATGTTGGAGATCCGTATTCGGAGTGGTGCAGAGAAAATCAAGTTTACATGATTGATTGCGATGCGGTGGGGATTTGCAAGGTTTGTAAAACTCCGTTGTACTTGGCCGAGACTTGTTTTGATCGGGGCCAAACGTGGAAGGCGACTACGACTACTGAAGCTCTAGCTAATTTAGCTGGCTTACCATCATTCCTGGTTTTCTATGAAGCAAATGAAGCTCGTAAAGTAATTAGTTTAAGAGTAACGCAGCTCACACCGACAAGAGGTAAAGAAACACTTATGCTTCCAGATGGCTGGTTCCAAGTATTAGAACTATTGCAAGAGCAGCATAATCCGTATTGCGTTAAGAAGGAGGCTAGTTGAGTTATTTCTTTGTAGGCGATCTAAATATATTAAAGGATAAAAGATTAACACCAATTGATCGATTAGTTTATTTTAGCCTGGTGTCGTTTATGAGTAGTAAGGATGGAAAGTGTTATCCTCGATATGCAACTATTAAGCGTGATCTGGGTATATCTAAAGCATCTATAAATAGATCCATTAAACACCTTGCCAAACTAAAATTGATAACAGTAAAACGGCTTTCTTCGACAAACCTTTACTTATTATCGCAGCAAATAGAGTTAGAGAAAAACCGCATAAAACGGCTGAAGTCTCAATTTGATAGCACCGATGTATCACAGAGACATTTATTAATAAAACCATCCTTATATAACTATAATAGGAATGTTAATAAGTATCAAAGAAGTAAATTTATCTCCCCCCCATCCGCTAATCATACTCAAACAACAATAGAATATGAAGGCGAGAAATATGAGTATTGCGCTGAATTTGGAAATTATATTGAGTATAGAAATAAGAACGGGGATAAGATTGCCAAACATAAGTGGAAAGTAAATGAACCTATAAAAAAGTTTAGTGCCATCGAGAAGGTGGCTTCTTGAAGTTAAGGTGTGTAAAGATAATGGATATATTGGATGAAGCTGGCTTGGCAGAACGCTTTATGCCTAAACCTAAAATACCAAAAGCAGCTTCAATGTTTGATATATTAGAGTTTACTTATGATCCAAAGGATCATGGCTACTTTAATTCAAAAAAACTTAAATTAAGAGCAAACAACAAACAGATTAATTGCTGGGATCTTACAGTAACAGAATTATTACCCCTGGTTGAACTTGAAGATCGTAAGATACTCTGGGCCAGATCTAAAAGATATTCCTGGGTAGCACTTGGTAAAATGTTTGGTTGTCATCGTGTAACAATTAAAAAGAAGTATGTTGCAGCTGTGTTTAATCTTGAGAGCAAGTTAAATAAAACTCTTATAGACAAGATAGATCAAATTTAGTAATTGAAAAGGTACAGTTGGATATAAAAGTATTCTAATATTATGGCTGGTCATCCACTTAAAAAAATACAATGCGAAAGT